TCCAAAAAGCTAGCATCCTCGGCGCACGGCTCAGTTCGAGCATATTCCGGCTCGGTGGAGCGATACTGCGGGCGCCATTCTCCCTCCCAGGCATGGTTCTCGGCGGCATGGCATCATATGGAGCCGTCCGGTACGGCCTCATGAATCCCTTGCGGATGGCCAGCGAGTTCGAACAGGCGGAAATTGCGTTTACAACGATGCTCGGGTCGGCAGAAAAGGCCCGCGAGTTCATCGATGAGATGAACCGGTTCGCGGTTGAAACGCCTTTCGATGTTGCAGGCGTCCAGGACGCCGCGAAGCGCATGCTGGCGTTCGGGTTCCGGCAGGAACAAATCATTCCGTACCTCACTGCCATCGGGAACGCTGCGGCCGGCCTTGGGGGCGGTACCGATCTGATCGACCGAATCAGCCTTGCCATCGGGCAAATGCAGGCGAAGTCGAAGGTCAGCGCTGAAGAAATGCTTCAGTTGACCGAAGCCGGTATTCCGGCGTGGGAAATCCTGGCCACGAAGATGAACAAGTCCACGAGAGAAGTGATGGACTTGTCCTCGAAGGGTCTGATTCCCGCCAGTGAGGCCATCGAAATGCTGATCGAGGGCATGAATGAGCGGTTCCCTGACATGCTCAAGAAGCAGGCTGAATCCCTCGACGGGCTGAAAAGCCAGATCATGGAGACTTTCAACCTTGTCGTCGTGAAGCGCTGGGGAGACGGCCTTGCGCAGGCCCTGAAACCACGATTCCAACAATTGAATCAGTGGATTGAGGATAACGACGACAAAATTCAGCGCTGGGGCCGTGCGTTAGAGCGGGTGGCGTATGAAGGCTTCGACTACCTGATGAGACAGGGCGAACGGGCTTTCAGCTACATCCGGATCCGGTATCTCGAGAATGAAGAGTTCCAGTCACTTCCGTTCAACAAGAAGATCGACTACGTCCTCAGCGACATCAAATCCAAATTCGACGCCTGGTATGACTCCGGCGGTCGTGACATGATCGAAGACGGTACTGCGAAGCTCGTCCAATTTGGAATCAGTGTGCTCGAGAACAGTCTTCCGAAAGTGACCGACGTCGGAAAGAAAGCTGGCGTTGCGCTCGGTGCTGGCCTTTGGGAAGGATTCCGCGAGAAAATAGCGGAGTATCCGTTCCTTTCAATCGCCCTTTCGACTGTGGCAGGCGGAGCCGTCGGCTCGCGGTTCGGACCATGGGGAACGGCGGCCGGATCTGGCGTCGGATTCGTGTTTGGAGTGTCGGAAACGGCGCGTGCGGTTGGCGACGCAAAAGAGGCCGAACGCATCGAACGTCAGGCTGGCATGGCCGACATGATTCGGAGGTTGGAGGAAAAGCCGAAGGACCAGCCACTTTCCGGATGGGAGGACACCTACATGGTCCCCGTCCGACAGAGTTGGTGGGATCGCCTCACCAGCAAATTTGTGCACGGCTCCCACGCCAGCGGTCTCCCGTACGTGCCGAAAGACGACTACATCGCCCGCCTTCATGAAGGCGAGCGCGTGCTGACGAAGCAGGAAAACCGGGAATACACGCGAGGCAGAGCGCAAGCCACGATGCCGTCTATCAACGCGACGATCAATGTCAACGTTTCGGCGACTGCAGCTGCCGGAGGTTCGGCGGCGGTAAGAGAGGCGGCCAGGCAGGGCGCCCGCGAAGGGCTCGAAGAGTTCTGGCGCAGCCTGCGGCGCAATTACCCGGCGATCACGGAGGTGTGACGCGCATGGCAGTGCTGGCCGGCTATGAAATCCACGTCATTTCGGAGACGCCGGATTACAGCGTCAACATCACGCAGTACCCGGTCGAGGAAGACATCGACCTGACCGACCACGTCGAACGTCTGCCGACCGTTATGACCATAACCGGGAAAATCCTCGGGCCGGAGGCGGCGAACATACGGGCCAAGCTGATCGAGATGATGACGCGCGGCGAACGGGTCGATTACGTGGGCCGGAACGCCTTCCGCCGGGCGCTCATCGCCAATATCAGCACGGAGCACGATTATGAGGTGGCGAACGGTTTCCGGTTCACCATGACCCTGCAGCAGGTTCGGATCGCAAAGCCCAGCTACGCGCCATTTCTGAATGATCCGGTCATGCTTGCGCAGGTCAAACCGACGACGAGCGCAGGTCGCCAGCAACTGGCCAACCAGCCGCCGTCCGGAACGCCGCAATCGCACACGATTCGCCGTGGGGAGACTTTCTATTCAATTGCGCCGAAATATGGGACGACATGGCAAACGCTGCTCTCGCTAAATCCTGGCGTCGACCCGAAACGGCTGCAGATCGGGCAGAAGGTGAGGGTGGCCTGATGTACGTTCCGATTCAAAAGGAGCAAACACCGTATCGATTTGAAATCGTCCTGGGCGCCGAGACGTTCGAAATCGAGGTCCGCTACAATGCGGACTTCGATTTTTTTACCATCGATCTTTACAAGGACGGCGAGGCACTCGTATACGGCGAAAAGTTGGTGTACGGCGTGCCGCTTTTCACGGACGTGCTCGACCAACGCTACCCGGTCCTCCAAATCGTGCCGAAAGACGATGCTGGCTTGGAAGAACGCGTCGGATACTCGAACCTGGGCGAAACGGTGTTCCTGCAGGTGGTGGGCTGAATGGAACAATTCGGTAGAGTGGTGGAAGTATCCGTCTCCGGGAAGACGTTCCGCTCGAAGGACCTCCACATCGAATTCGACGTGCCGTTCGATGACGACGCCAGTCCGAACGAAAGTGTGATCCGGCTCTACAACCTGACGCAGGACACCATCAGCCGTATCCGCCGAAATGACATCCTCACCATCAACGCCGGCTACGAGGGCGACGTCGGCCTGCTTCTCTCTGGCCGGGTTTCCTACGTTTCGACGAGGAAGGATGGTCCGGACAAGGTGACGTCGATCTACGTGCTGGACGGTCCGGATCTCAGCGGCGTGAAAATCGAGGAAAAGGCATATGCGCCGGGAGTGACCGGCCGGACGATCCTGAACGACCTGATTCCGCTGCTGAAAGTGCCGATCGGCGCGTTTCGGCTGCCGCGGAACAAGGTGTATTCGGAAGGATACACCGTCAGCGGCTCCATCGTCGACCACTGCGAGGAAGTGGCGAAGGACTGCGGGGCCGCATTCTACATCAATCGCGGCAAGCTATATGTCCGCCCGCTGACCGACGGTGATGATGCGCGGTTCGTGCTCCGGAGTGACACCGGCCTGGTTGGCAGCCCGGAATACTTCGAGGAGCGCGATGGCGTGAATGGGTATCACATCGAATGCCTTCTGCAGCACCGGATCACGACAGCGTCGATCATCGACCTGCAGGCAAAGTACGTGAAGGGCCGGTTTCGGGTCCGGCGCGGGCGGCACACCTGCAACATGGACACGTTCTTGACGACGGCGGAGGTGATCGAGAGTGCCGGACGCTGAGGAATTTCTCAAGACATTCATCCGCCAACATCTTCTGGCCTTGCATACAGCGATGCCGGCACGCATCGTCAGCTACGATGAGACGCGACGCCGGGCGACGATCCAACCTTTGCATATGACGAAGGAAGTCGGGCGGCCGGCCCGGGAACTTCCGGTCGTCCAGAATGTGCCCGTGTTGACGCAGCGGTTCCGGGTGGACGGAGGCGAGCCGCAGGAGTATGTGCCCGTCTACCAGCCCGGCGACGTAGTTTTCGTGGCTTTTTCCGAGCGCGCGCTGGATTCGGTGCTGGCCGGCGGCGGGCGGCCGGTTCTTCCAGACTCCACACGGCACCACAGCCTGAATGACGCGGTCATCCTGGGGAGGCTGATCACGTGAAGGACATCAAAATCGTGGACGGCGACATCGTCTTCGAGAAAGGCGACCTGGCGATCGTCGAAGGCGAGGATGAGCTTCGCCAGACGGTCTACATCGGCATGCAGACGAACCAGGGGGAATGGTTTTTGAACCCGGAAGTTGGCATCCGACACGCCGCTTTCGTGGGCAAAAAGCCGAACGACGAGGAAATGCGGGCGGAGATCATCCGGGGCGCCATACAGGATGAGCGGATTCAAACCGTCGAGGATATCCGGATCGAGCGCGACACGCGAAGCCGGGGACTGACGGCGACTTTCCGTGCGGTGGCCGCCGGCGGGGAATCCATCGAGGGGCAGGTGACGCTAAATGCTTGACGCCAAAGGTTTCAAACGCCCAACCTATGCCGAAATATTCGCGGAGATGGAAGTTGAGGCGAGGGCGCGGTTTGGGGAAAACGTGAATACGTCCGAACGGTCGTTCCTCGGCATCCTACTGCGCCTCTTCGCGTGGTTCCTCTCGAAAGTCTGGCAGACGGCTGAGAATACGTATTACAGCGGCTACGTGAATACTGCCGAAGGCGTGCAGCTTGACCGCCTCGGTCCTTACGTCGGCATTCAGCGGAAGCTTGCAACCTGGGCGACCGGAACGATCCAAATGACCGGGACGCCGGGGCACACGGAGCCGGCCGGATTCCGCGTGGAAACGCCGTCCGGGGTGGTGTTTGAGACAGTCGATGACATCACTCTGGACAGCAGCGGGGTCGGAACGGGCGAAATCCGGGCGCTGGAACCGGGAACGATCGGGAACGTGGCGGCCGGCACGATCACGGTCATTTCGAACCCGAACGCACACATAACGAGCGTCACCAACCCCGCGCCGACCAGCGGTGGCCAAAACAAGGAAACGGACCAGGAATTCCGCGAGCGTTTCGCTCTTTCGGTCTCCGGCGGCGGCGCCGCAACGGTCGACAGCATCCGGTCGGCGCTTCTTCGGACGCCTGGCGTCCGGGCGGCGGTCGTGATCGAAAACAATACGATGACGACGGATGCAGCCGGCAGGCCGCCCAAATCGTTCGAGGCATATGTGCTCGGTGGCCAGCCGGAGGACATCGGGCAGACGATCCTGAACACTAAAGCCGCGGGCATCGAGTCGTTTGGTACCGAAAGCGTCGTTGTCAAAGACATTTCCGGGAACCCGCATACGATCCGGTTTTCCTACGCTGAGGAAGTGCCGATTCACGTCCGGGTCACAGTCAGAACGAACAACCAGTATCCGGTCGATGGCGACGTGCAGGTCGAATCTGCCATTATCAGATACATCGGCGGCGAGGACTACGACGGCCAACTGTACGTCGGCCTGAACATGGGTGACGATGTCATCCATAGCCGATTAATCGCGGCCGTGTACAAGGTGGCCGGCATCGAGGACGCGACGGTCGAGCTGTCCACTGACGGCGCGAATTGGGTGCAGTCGAATATCCCGATTGACCAGCAGCAAGTCGCTCAAACGTCGCACACCATCATCGAGGTGGTGCATGCGACATGATTACTGTTCAGGACATGATCCGACGTCTCACAGATGTCTTCCGGAAGGACCCTGATTCGAACATCGGGAAGCTAATGGCCATCTTCGCGGATCAGTTGCAGAAGCTGGAACAAACCGTCCAGCGAGTGGAAGTGTGGCGAGACATCGACCGGGCCGAGGGCACGACGCTGGACCGGATTGGCGAGAATGTGGGGCAACCCCGCGGAGCGGCAACAGACGAAATCTTCCGCATCTTGATCAAGTCGAAGATTGCCCGCAACTTGTCGAAGGGCGACATCAACACGATCATCAGCGTACTTGCCACGGCACTCAACACGGACCCGAGTGAAATCACGATTAAAGAGCTGTACGATGATCCGTTCGAGCCGGAGCCGGCGGCAATATCACTGATTGCGCTGCCCATTGAGAGGATCAATGCCGTGGGGATGGACCCGCGGCAATTCGCCCAGATCGTGCAGAAAACCGTTGCCGCTGGCGTCCGTGTGGGAGTGATTGAGTTGACTGGTACTTTCGAATATGGAACCATCGACGATCC